ATCTCTCCTTTTTTTTTCTATGTTACAAGTGGTTGTACTGCTATATATCTACTAGTAGCAATCTCTTCTGATATTGCAACTCCGTTAAAATCGTCTTCGTCCAAAATAGCAAACTGTACTGCTGTACCATAATTGTTTGGAGAATAAGACTCATATGCTATTACGAGATTACTAGTGTCTAATACAACAAGTGAGTTATATACATTACCACCCGAATCTGCAATAACAGCTGTTCCAAAAGTTGGTACTGTTCCTGAAACTGTTCCTGTAATTAATTCAACTTTAGCAGGCGAACTTTCATAAAAACTAATAGCTATCTCATTTGTAGAAACAGTTTGTATTGAGTAATAACTAGAGCTAGTACTTTCAAAAACAACAGCTGTTCCGAACGAAGGCACTGTTCCTGAAATTGTCGCTACAATACAGGTTCCGTAACTTGAATTTCCATTATCTCTATATGCTATTGCTATTTTATCTGTATCTATATCTGTTATAGACGTGTAATTTACAGCAGCACTTTCAAAAACAACGGCTGTTCCAAAGGAAGGCACTGTTCCTGAGATTGTTGCTATTATGCAAGTTCCATAATTTGCATTTCCTCCGTCTCGATAAGATATTGCTATTTTATCTGTGTCTGTTTTACATATTGATATATCTGCAGTTGTAGCACTTTCAAAAACAACAGCTGTTCCAAAGGAAGGCACTGTTCCTGAAATTGTTCCGATTATACAAGTTCCATAATTTGAATTTCCAAGATCTTGGTAAGCTATTGCTATTTTATCTGTATCTGTTGCTATTATGTCAATTTCAAAACTATTAGAATTTTCAAAAACAACAGCTGTTCCGAACGAAGGCACTGTTCCTGAAATTGTTCCGATTATACAAGTTCCATAATTTGAATTACCTTGGTCTCGATATGCTATTGCTATTTTATTTGTGTCTGTTTTACATATTGATGTCCACTGTGTACTAGCACTTTCGAAAACTACAGGTGTTCCCCAAGTAAAAGAAGTTCCGTCCGTTGTTCCGATTATACAAGTTCCATAATTTGAATTTCCTTCGTCTACATAAGCTATTGCTATTTTATCTGTGTCTATTAAACAAGCGCTAACATAAGAAACCGCTGCTTCTTCAAAATCGTCTGGACTTATAAGTTCTACTAAATCATCTTTTGTAACAGTTGTAGTGTTTACTATTTTAACTAAATCTGTAGCATTGATTGTAGCGCCAGAGGCTGTGTATCTTTTTGCCAGTTTACTTTTTATTGCTCCTAAAAATCCTAATTCAACTGCTCCCAATTAACTCACGCTCCTTGATACTGACGTTAGGTCACTACCTGTATATGTTAGAGTATCTGTATATTCTGTGTCTACTGTTGACCCATCTGTCTCGTATATTTTTACGTTAACTGTACTAAGATTACCAGCGCTGTATGTCAAAGTGCTTCTCCTTATATTTACAGCACCCGAAGTTTTTTCTAAGACTTCTGTTAAATCTCCAGCCGTATATGTTAGAGTTAATGTAACTCCGTTGAGCAGTGTTGTCGCTTCAGATTGAAAATACGCATTAAATACTCCGTTATCGATGTTGTCTATTTTGGCTTCTGTCAACACATCTCCCGTTGTCAAATCTGATCTATTATATCCGTTCGTTGCCATCTAACCCCTCCTTTTAACTAATTGTTATTGTCCATGTATATGTTATTGCTATACTTGATGTTTTTGCTACTCCTGAGTGCACTACTCTTGCAAATAATGTTCCGCTATCCGCCGCTCCTGTAGCGTCATCACCAAATAATCCTGCCTCAGTCAACGTGTTTCCATTTGCACTTCCGCTGGCTAAAAAATATTTTATTATTATTTGACCCGCCGCATACGTCTTGCTTGTAAACACATCTCTAAATACTTCAGTACCCAGCGTTGTATCACCGACCACTACTGCCGTGTTGTCTGTTCCTATCGCAAAATAATTTAGTCCTGTCACTCCTGCGACTATTCCTAATAAATCTCTAATTAAATTTTTTCCGCTCGTCACTACTAAATTGTGTTTGTGTATCGTGTCAACTTTTTTGGTTTCTAAATTTTCTATATCTATTTGAACATTACAATTGCAGTTTAACATTTGATCAATTATCATTAACCCACCTCCATAAAGCCGATTTCGCCAAATCCAATTCTAGTCTCAGGAGCAGCGTCTGACACGTCTAAACTTTCTGTTACCGTTACAGTATCTAATATAGTCAATAATTTAATTAAAACTTCATTTTCTCTGATTACAAATTTTCTACCGTCACGTTTCAATTTCTTAAAGAAGTTAACCCATCCACCAACGTTTTCTCCGCTGAGAAGTTCTACCTCATATTCTAATGTTCCGTCTATAATATCAGAGATGTTAACTCGTCTTATTAAATACAAACCATCGATGTCGTGAGTTGCTTCTGTAATTTGCACTAGCTGTCCTGCAAAATATCCAGTCGTTCGTGTAATAATATTTATAACTTCATTGATATTTCCAAATCTTCTTAAATATCCATTCGCTTTGTCTATAGCTGTGTCTTGATCTTCTATTGATTGATCATCTTCAATTCCTTCATAAATTCCCGATCCGCCCTCGACTGTTTGTCTATCTGTTATTGCGTCAATTCTATCTGAAGTAGCAATAATTGGAAATAGACCTTGGTACGTTACTTCAAGCGTGTTTCCCGATGTCAGCACTGTACCGGCGTCGTCTTGAGTTATTTCGTTCGATCCTTTTGACCAATACCAATCTTTTCCTGTATCTAGACCTCTGATTCCTACCGTCTTTGAGACGCTATCAACTTCCACAGTTGGAACTTTGCCGACAGGATAATTTGTTAGAAATGCTCTAAGCTCACCATCTCCTTTAAAACTGTCCGTTCTACTGTCTGTCAAATCGAAACCTGCCCTAATGTATTGTCTGTTTCTGTATTGCTCTCTATTATTTTTTACTGTCATCATTATTATATTATCTTCGTCTAAATCTGTACTATTTGTCTTTGCACCTTTAGTAAAGAAATGAAGTTCTTTGTCATAGTCTATATACCAATCAAGTCCTGAGATGTCACTTAATTCGTCGAATGCTTGCGAGGCAGGCATGTAGTTAAATACAGATTTTACCAGCGTAGGTCCAGTCTCGATATTTGTAGTATAAGTGACTCCATCCGTTGTCAGATAATTATCTACTATATCTTCTACTATTTGTTTTAGAGTTTGATTATCATATGATTCTGCAACTAAAAATCTATCCGCAAGTTGATTATAATCTACACAATCTACATTATATCTTATCGTATTGCTTTTTAATATTGCAGTCTCAGTTATGTAATCTATAGTACCCGCAAAAACTGTTGTAGCACCGTTCAAAACTTCAACATCTAATCCTACCGTTGGTACATAACTACCTGTCGCACTGATAACATTAAAAGAACACGAATTTCTAGAATTTAATTCATCTGAAATAGATAAAGATTCTATTTCAATGACGGAGGTCTTATCTACGCTATTTATATTAATAGTTATAGCCAATTATAAGCCCTCCATTCTCAATCTTTTTATGAGTTGGTCTCCAATGGTATCAATGTCCCGTCTATTACTAAATGTATTACCTGTTATTGTTATATTTATTCCTCCGCTCATGTTGTCTAGTTTGTCGAGAGGAATAACTGCTTCTGGACCTGCTTCTCCAATCATTGCCAATGTTGCATCATTCACTATTCCGCCTTTTGCTAACATCGGGATTTTTGGTATATTAATTCCGAAGGATTTTCCGCCGAGCTCAGGTACCCACTTCGGTACACTAAATTTAATTCTATTCATTCCGCCTATAAACATATTGAGAGCTGTTATTATACTATTTACACCTGCCTTAACTACTCCTCCTATTACGTCCCAAACTCCTGTTAATACATCTTTAGCACCATCCCACATTTTTTCCCAATCTCCAGAAAGTAATCCAGCGAAAAGTGCTATTATTCCTTTGAATATTTTGAAAGCTCCTTGTACAATTCCTACGATATTATCCCATACCGATGTTGTAAATTTTGTTATATCATCTCCGTGATTTTCCCAGAAAGTTTTCAACTTATTGAATATAGTTTCAGCCGCTGTTTTTATTAAATTAAAGAACCACCTCAAAATTATAACAATATTATCCCATATTTCTGTCATATTAGTAGTTATGTCTTCTCCGTGAGTTTCCCAAAATTCTTTTAAATAATTGAATACCGCCATCGCTTTATCCGATAGAAAATCCCAAGTATTTTTTAAAAATGTTTTTATCTTACCCCAACTTTCGTTTATAAATTTCGCAACGTCTTCGTTTGTAGTATATAAATAGACTATCCAAGCTGCTAAAGCACTAATTGCAAGTATAGCAACCGTGATTGGTGCTCCAATCGCTGCTATAATTCCTGCCAAAACTGACACCACTTTTATTGCAAATCCTATACCAACTAAAAGAGGACCGATTGCCGCTGCTATTAATCCAATCCAAATTGTCAAGTTTTTTGATTTATCACTAAGTCCTGAAAACCAGCTTACTATTACGTCTAACCAGCCAACTAAAGTTTTAAACATTGGTAATAATTCTTTTCCGATTTCTTCCATCATGTCGCCTAATGCGTTTGTCACTTGAGTAATTTGACCTTCGTCTGTTTCTAATAGTGCTGCGTTCATTTCACCAACGTTTTGGGTTAATATTTGAGAAAGAGTAGTTGCTTTTTCTTCTTCTGTTCCAAATTTTATTATCTTGGCTTGAGTTTCATCAAATGTAATTCCGACTCTTGACAATGCGCCTACCTGACCTGTAAAAGCTTTTCCGACCATGTTCGCTATGTTTATCGCGTCTGTTTGTGTAGCATTAACACCTTTTTGTTGTGCTATTAAATTATTCATCGCTGGTATCAATGTTTCTACACTTTCTGTTGTATTTACAAAAGTAGCGATTTGTTGTGCACCTGCCAGCTGTACTTCATCTCCTATAACGCCTGCTTTTTGTTGAGCTGCGGTCAAATCTTTTATAGCTTGTATTTGTTCTGTTGTAGCATTTGTTCTTTGCTTCAATACAGTTTCCAATTTCTTTTCAACTTCAAGTTGATCATTAGCTGCGTCTATAGATGTCTTTGCAAGTAACGCGAGAGGTGCTGTTACAGCTACTGAAAATGTTTTACCAATATTTCCGATTTTTTCTCCCATCTTAGACATCGTTTTTTGAGCACTTTGCATCGCTTTCTGAAACTCACTAACATCTGCTCTAACATTGACCTGTAAACTACGTACCGTTGCCATATATTCCCTCCTTTACAAAAAAGTAAAGAGAGGTTTTCACCCCTCTTATGCTCTGCTTACGTTTCCTGTCACTTGGAACTCTGCACTAAAACTTACTGCATCTCCAATATCTGCATTTACATTATAACTAGTCATTATGCATTCTCCAGAGTAAGTTACTCCTGAGAAAGGTACATAAGAAAAAGTTCCTGTCAAACCAATTATTCCGTAGAGCGTGTTATCTACTGTGCTGTCCCATTTTCCTTCTACCGATATTGTCGCGTCCTTAAGCCCTGCGATATATTCTTTTGAACTATCACCCATCGTGCTTACTTCCGCTGTGTCAGCACTAATCGGAAAATCAACTGATATTATATATGCTGTGATGTCTACTGGAGTGCCTCCTGAATTGTCAATTGTAAACGTACTATCCTTACCATGAGAAAAAGCCATTTTTTAATTCCTCCTTTTAAATTCTATTAAATCCTATTTGAAAAGTTAAATCTTCTCCACCACCGATTGTCCAAGTTGCTCTTACATATCTATTTACTGTACCAGAGAAAGCTATTCGCTCAGATACATGATCTGAACTTATTGCTGTAAAACTCGCTAAAGTAGCTGCAGTTGCAAAACCTGCATCTGTGTCGTGCTCTATTATAACTTCTACTGTACCTGTTACATCTGTTGCATGTATAAAAGCACTTCCTCCATTCGATGAACTAGACCCATTGTCATTTCCTGAACTACTTCCTGAACTTGACTCTTGTGATAATGCATGTAATGAAATCACACGTTCTCTACCAATAATACTTTGACCTTCCGAGCTTATTGATGTTGCATCTCCGATATCTGAACTTATATTATGGCTTGTATTAACTGTTTGCATTGCGTATCCTACATTTTCAAACGTATCACCCTCAGGATACCAAGTCCATTCAGTTTGTGCTTGACCTAGTGCTGTATTTAAAACTTCGTCTATTGCATCTGCACTTCCGTCGTAATATCCTTCAACTGATATTGTCGCGTCCTTAAGCCCTGCGATATATGCTTTCGATGTTAGCCCGAACGTACTTACTTCTGCGGTATCCGACGTCTGAGGGGTTTCTATACTAGTTATATATGCTGTCAAATCGTATCCGTTGCAATACACGTCAGTATTTTTACCATGTGAAAATGCCATCACTCAACCTCCTTTTCTGCTAACTTTTTTAATTCTTTATCGTTGAAAATACTAGTTAATTCTTTCTTAGATTCTTTTTTCTTTTTTGGTAATTTCAAAATTTTATTTAACTTAGGTAACTTCTTACTTCTATGAAAAGCTTCAGCGTGCCAAGCTGTGAACAATGCTAAATTATAGTCATCTTGTTTTTTATCTGCATAATGTTGTGAGAGTAACTTAAGCTCATAAGGAGTTAATTCGTAAAGATCTTTAGGTAATAATCCTAAAGTTTTAATACCAATCTCCAAAATAGTTTCCCAAGCGAAAGGTTTCTCATCGCTTGACTCTTCTACTTTTTTCCGAATGATACCTCAAAAGCTTCTGTTATTTTTTCTACTACTTGTTCTAAACTACTATGTTCGTCTATCAAATCTCCAACTTTTTCTTGAGTTAATTCCTTATCTTCATGGCTTAAACCTGCAAATATTATATCTCTTACATTAGCAATACTTAAAGAACTCATGTCTAATTTTGCTAATGGAACTTTTAATAAATCTTCTAAAAGTACTAATTGGTTTATTCCATACTTTAATTTTCTAACCTTATCTAATTCTATAGTTATGAATGGTTTCATATCTCTCTCCTATTCGTAATAAAAAATATTATATTCTTGTGCTACTCCAAAACTTTTAGTTTTTTCGTCGTACAAATTAATTTCGTTTTCCATCAAAGTAGCGTTTATAGTAACTCCGCCTACTCCTCCAGTGAGTCCACTGTGATTTTGTAGTGCTGCTCTTACGGCTTCACTTACAGATCTAGCACTTGTTATTGTATTATCCCAAACTGTAAATTGCATTGTCGCCATTACAAAACCTTGATCGGCGCTCATAGTGTGAATTCTCTGAGTTGTTATTCTTTGATAAACAAGAAACGGGGCAGACGCGCTTTGCGGAGCAACTTCAGGATAGACTCTAGTTGAAATCAATGCACTTATTCCAGAGTCAGTTGACAAATAAGTATATAAAGATTCTTCTAGTTGCATTAATCTCTCCTCCAAACTTCTTCTATTTTGTTTGTTACTATTTCGTTTATTTTATCTTT